GTAGATGTAAATGCGCCTCCAGCAGAACCAGTTAACCAAGACTTCATACGACGATCATCAGCTTGTGAAGCTCTGTATCGTACGTGTAAGAAAGGTCTACGGATGTTAGTTCCTAACACTTGATCGTATACAGTTGATGTTCCAGCAGGTACTAATACACCTTCGATAGAATTGATTCCATCAATAGCGCCACGAGTTGAAGCATCGTTTAAGTATTTCCAATCAGTTTTGTAGAAATCATATGAACCTCTTCTGAAACCGCTGAATCCTAAGTTCAATGCCATTTCTTCTGAGTTTTCAAATAATCCAAAAGCAGTACCACCAGCAGTTCCGCCAGAAATTGAAGCTAACATATCGTCAAAATCCAAAGCAGTTTGTCTTTGTAAGAATAACATGTTTTCTTCAATAGCTCCTTGAGTATCTAAGTTTTTCAAGATATCATCGAAGTCACTAATTCCTGCAGCAGCAGTAAATCCTACTTGTACATTACCGCGGTCTTGAATAGCAGCAAATAAACCTTCAGATCCAGGTAGTTTTCCAGCTCCAGCTAAAGCAGATTTTTCAGCTTCTACCATTGTCATTTCTAGGTAATCTTCAAAGCGTAGTCTTGTTTCAGACTCAGCTTTTAAATACCACAAATAACCAGAAGCGCCATCTTCAGTTGCAACTTCAACCCATCCAATTTGTGCCATATCTGATCCAGATACTACGTACTGATCTCTTATGATAATTGGAGTGTTTGAAAATTGAGTTAAAACTGGCTCTACACTATTTCTAGGTTGAGTTAAACCAGTTCCACCGTCTACCATAGAAGTTCCTTTTTGATAAGCAGAACCATATACGAATATTTTTAACCCTGTGTTATTAGTGCCAAAAGTAGTCGTTAAACTAATACCGTCAAAAGCAGTTGCAGTAATGTTCTTAGGACCAGCACCAACAGCAGAAACAGTAACTAAAGCTTTTGCTTCAGCTCCAGTTGCAGGATCTAAAATAACTATAGTGTCATTTACAGAAATAACATTATCTACACCAGCTGGAATAGTAAGCACGTCACTTGGACCTGCGCCAGCGGTTTCAACCAAATCGTAAGAAATGTGTAATCTATTTTGCTCAGACCAAATAACTTGATCAGATGTCATTGGCATTTCAGCGCCAACCATTCTTAAGAATCCAGATAACGTTCTGTTTCCATAACGCTCTACTTCTTGTTCGTAAATTTCAGGTAAGTACTGCTGGATAAATGTATCCGTGTTTGGCGCACCACCACCGTCGTTAAATTTTAGGTAGTTAGTATCAAGAACCTGTTGCGTTTGCGAAGGTATTAAACTACCAAATTGAGGTTGTAAACTCATAATTGTTAATTTTTATTAGTTAAATTTTCTAGTTTTTATTTTAAGTTTTGTAGAATCTGCACCTGAAATAGACTTAACTTTCATACCGCCAATAAACACATCTCCTTGAGTAGTCCTAGCTTTAGTGTCACTTAAGTTTTTTGATTTGTTTATGACGTCTTTTACAGCGTCTGCTTTTCCTTGCTCATAAAAATGAGCCGCAATTTTATCTACATTTTCAGCAGCATAAATAGCTTTGTGATAGCCACTAACATCTTTAACATTACCGTTTTCGTCTAGGAACTTCCCAACGAGGTTTGTTATATTAGACTGGCTTTCTGCAACTTTATCAACATTTTGAATATTATACTTATATTTCTTTTCACCAACATTGATATCAAAACCTTTGAAATCATCGCTAAAAAGCTTTTTTGTATTATTCTTAAACATTTGATGCTGTTGCTCAGCTTGTTCTTGCTCCTTGTTGTATCTATTGAAAAAATCCATAGCTTTTTGTTGTTCCTGAGTAACGCCCGGTCTCAACTTGATCTCGTCGTAATACTTACTCTTGGTTTCTTCTAAAAAGCTTTTGGCTTTCGCAACTTCTTCTTTAAACGCAAGTTTCTTTTTGCGTATATCCCTTTCTTCATCGATGTCTTCATCATAGTCAAAATCTTCTAACAAAAGATCAAGATCTTCAGAATCTAAATAGGGTTTATTTTTTTTGTAATACTCTTTAATAAGAGTTTTATCGTCAACATTACTGTAGTCAGCATTTAGACGAGTATAATCTTCTATTGTCCCACCTGTTTCTTCCATAAAAGAAACCAGTTTTTCAATATTCTCTGGCAAAGGTTTGCCTAATATTTTTTCATCTCTTATAGCTTCTTTAACTTCTGCTTCAACTTGTTTAACTTCAGCTTCAGTTACTTCTTGGATCGGAGAAAACCCTTCAGTAGTCTCGTTGGACTCTTGTACAGGTTCTCCCACCTTTGTGCTATCTCCGGATGGTTCTTCCATAGATACCTCCTTTGTTTCTCCGATTTGAATAGCATCTTGTTCTTCTTTTTTTATTACTATTTTTTTAACCTCTGGTTCTAATTCAATTAAAGGTTCTTTAGAATTAACGTTTATTTTTGTAACGTTGTCTTTTGTTTCGGTTAATTTTTTAGGTGTTTTCTTTTTTGTTTTTAATTTAAATTCACCTTCCTGTTTAACAGGCTCATTTGTTTTTACTTCTGACATAATATAATATAATTAAATAATTAATGGTTTAAACAATAGGCTGATCTTGTGCTTCTTGTTCAAAATCTATTGGCATCATTTCATTTTGCCTTTGTGTTATCATTTTACTTTGCTGCGTACCCTCCATTTTTATACGCTTGTCTTTTGCAGCTTCTCTCTGCTGTTCCTTTTGACTTTGAGCTTGAGCTTGTAATTTAGCCAATTCCATGTCAAATTGATGTTGCATTTGCATTTTTTGCTGATCAAGCTGAGCTTGAATCTGCATTTTTTGAATTTCCATTTGAGTTCTAGACTGCTCGTATTGAACTTTAGAACCACTAATTGCTTCTTGCTTTTGAACTTCGTTCATTGCAATTTTTTCATTAGCTTCAGCTTGAGATTCTGCTTGAGCTCTAATATTGGCTTGAGCATTTTCTTGGTCTTGTTTAGCTTTGGCTTTGCGCTTAACTTTTAGCAATTGATTTGCTAATTTAAGGTTTTTTATTTGTCTTAAATCTATAGCATCTTCAAGATCTATACCGCCTTGTTGTAAAGCAACTTGAATGTTTGCTTCTAACTGAGCTTTTTCTTCATCATCAGGCTCTAGTTCTAAGAAAATTCCAAAATCATGCAAATTTAAATTAGCAACCTCTTTTAACGTGTTGACGTTGTAAGTGCTGATAGAATTAGTTAATGATTCTGCGGTTAAAGGAAACTGTAAAGCATCAGCCAACTTAAGAGCTATATTTTCTGCTACTCTAAGAGTTAAATAAGATGATGATTGTTTAATATGTCTAGTGGCTACATTAGAAGCATTGGCTGCCATTTTTTGCAAACCAACTAAAGTGCTTTTGTCTGGAGTACTACCATCTCTAGCTTCATTAAGACCCGTCACATCACGTATCATCTGTAAATAGTACTGATATGTATTTATAAGACTTTGTATTTTACCTTGACCAGAGCTAGAGTTTAATTCTTGAATTGGCACTTTTCCAGGATTCATATCACCATCTTGAGTTAGCGATCTACCTACAATAGAACCTGTTTGAAAATACATGTTTAACGCTTCAGCTGGATTGTAATTTGTTCCATTACCAAGATCTACTTCAGCCAAACCGTCCATATCTAAATAAACACCATCTGGTACTATTCTAGACATTACTTGTTGTAGCTTTAAATGAGTTATTTGAATCATATCAGCAAAACCAATACACTTACTAACTAAACTTTCTATTCTGCCCTTATACATTCTAGGTGAACAAATAGCATAATTCATTTTTACTTTAGTAGTATCCGAATAAGGTCTTGACATGTTTTCTGCTAACTCCCATTTTAACATTGTATCTGTTCCTAATACTTTAGCACCATGGTATAAGACCTCAATAGATCTTGAAACTCTTTCAAAGTTATCATTTTCTGGTGGATTAAAACTATCGTCTTTTTCAATAGCTTTCATTAAACCTTGATCAGTTTGCTTTATTTTAAAAACTTGATCATTGTATGTTTTGTAATCAAAGTATAAAACCTGTACTGTATTTTCATCATATCCACCCCAACCGGTTACATATTGTCTATTGCCCGGCATTTGCTGTATACGCTCTAATTCTTTTTCAGATATGTTTGGAAACTCTTTTTTAAGTTCTGGTATTGTTATAGATTTTATTTCACCAACATAATAAATGTCTTCAAAATTTGGATCTTCTGTATACGAATAAACCATATAAGCTGGATCTACGTAATCAATAGTAACTCCATTAGACGTATTAAAACTAGTTTTAGCAGCTGCAATACCACAAACAGCTAAATCCATATTTAACCTTCTTTTTACTAATTCATACTTATTTTGAGCCATTATAGAAGATATAGCTTCTTCTTCTGCAATTTCAATACTTTGTTTGTACGAAAGTTGCATGTGAAGTTCTAATTCTTCTTCATTTTCTGGAAGTAATTCAGGGTTTAAAGTTTGATATAAATCTATACCTAAAGTATCTTTTAAATTATCTAAGTAATCTTGAGCCAGCATGTCTTCGTATATTTTAGAAGCATATTCTGTTCTTTTCTTTATAGACTCTGGATCTTGAGCATAAGCTTTAACGTCATAAGAGCGCTCTGATATACCATTAACAACAATATCTACAAACTTAGATAAAATAGGAACTGGCTTCCAGTCTAAATTAAGATAAGACAAATCACCATTAATAGATAACTCGTCTTTGTACTTTTGAACTGGCTGTTCGCCTCTAGCGTATAACCTTAATGTATTAAAATTATTCCAATTGGTCAAATAAGCGTTGCCGTTCATTCTACCTGACTTGAACCACTCATATTCAATAGCCATAGCCACTTGACTACCGTATTCCATGCTAGCTTTTTCAGCATTGCTAACTACTTGACTTGGAAAAGCGCTATTTGAATTAGTATATATATTCATTTAACTTATTATTTTTGATGTAGTTCCCCTGTTGTCGTATCTTTTGATACCTAAATCTAAGGGTTTTATAATTTTTTTATTTACTGGAGAATATCTATGCTTGTTACAAGCCATAAGAGCTAGTCCAGAACTAATAGATGCATCGTGCTTAGTTCTATTGTTTATATTAAACTTAGCCCAATCTTCTAAAGTTCTTTGAAAATAAACATCTCCGTAGCCAGAATCTTTTAAACCCACAAAGTGCTCTATGTATGTCTCTATAGCCGACGCGTGGGCTTGTTTTATATCTTCACTAGAGTTTGGAATACCTCCAATTTCTCTTTCTGTTACAGATAATTTATTATATTTCTTATCAGGTCTATTCATAGCGAAGCCTCTATAGCCTCTTCTTTTAAAATAATATAATATTCTAGGTTTGTTATTTTCAATTAGTATAGGCATTCCATAAAAAACACAAGCCATTAATACGTCTTCAAAAAATATTTCGGCTGTTTGTGGTCTAGCTATATATTCTAAAAAAAAATGATTAGGCGGCGCGTCTTCCATTGAAAATTTAGTCAAGCCGTGTAAAGATCCTTTAGAACCTCTTTTATCTACAGTTCCTGATATATCGTAAGGATCACATCCAAAAGCACCAATGTGTTCGTTGCTAGGATAATTTTTACCGTTTTTATTATATCTTTTATTTTGTAAATGAGCTGGCGGTACCCATGTTATTAAAAATCTACCATTATTATTTGGGACAAATATAACTCTTGTATCTTGCTCACCGTTTTCCCACTGGAAAGAACCTTTTGTTACACTTATAGAATTTTTAAGATCTTCATTAAAATCTATCTGCTCGTATATCTTGGTTAGATTAAATAAAGATTCTTTTGATTCATCTCTAAATGCATGCTTAGTAGTTCGAGGAAATTGTCTATAGAATTCATTTAAAGCATCTTGATCTTTTTTAAGACCTTCTACTTCGTTATCCCAATATTCTATTACACCTAAATCTATTATTTCACCCTGAGGCCCTTGCTTTGGTTTTTTAGGCGTGTCGAAGACAGGTAATCCATAAGAATCAATGTATCCTTCGTAATTCCACTCCATAGGTATAAACAAGCTATATAGTCCAGAGCGAGTTTGTCCATTCGCATTTCGTTGAGTGACGTCTGAGTC